CACGTATCAAGTTAGGACAAGCATCACGCACTATACGTAACCTTGGTCTAGTCTTGTCTCCATCCATACGTGTTGCCATCAACCACTCTTTAACCCTACGCCATCCAGCCTTCCTATCCTTGACAGCCCTTACGCAGGGTAGTCCCTTCTTCCACCAAATCTCAACTGGATACTCACCAATACGTTGTGCAGGATTTTCAGGTGGGAATGTATTAGCCCAGTCAAAAGCAATAGCCTCTAACTTTGTATTCCACTTACCTTCCCTGAATCGCCTATCGACTGGTTCACCTAATTTAAATTTCTCCACTAGGAGAAGTGTATTGTCGGCTTGCCTAGATGATACGTGACCTGCTTCATAAAATTCACCAATGACATAGATATTTTCCTTCTCATCACTTGCGTAAAGTATGAATGCAGCAGGACTACCTGTACCAAAGTCATGACTTGCCCAGTAACGCCACCAGGGTTGTACCTCAACACTATCAACAACGTGCCAAGGCTCACCATCACTTCCATACTCTTTGAAGTCACCAAAGAAGCGTCCACCAACACCTACTTCGTGTTGGCACTCTCTAAGGAAGGCGATGATTCCAAAGTCATCAATCTCACGCTGGCAAACCTCAACTGACTTATGTTCCCAGTTAGCAACACCACCAGTAATCTTATAACCAGTACGACCATCATCCTTTTCAACAGGTTGATAATCTAAGTTCTCGATAGCTGGAACAATAGGTGATTGGACTCTGTTCTGTAACATATCTAACTCACCACTAAGGACACGACTCATAACAGAGTTAGCGTGAATCCTATTCTGTACAAATACGATTGCACAATCAGTACTCTTCGCTGGGAGAATAGTCTGAGTAATGGTTTGAATCTTCTTTTCGACCCTATTGACTGAGTCATCAAGTTCATCAATATCGTCCAAGATAATCATGTCAGGACGAAGGTTGTCTAACTTGACACCACGTGCGCCGGTATCAAGTCCAAAGGCTAGAATGTTAAACCCGTTAGCAGTACGTAGTTTTTCAGCGTTCCAACCCTTTGAATATCCATACTTATTGATGGCACGTTGAATGCCACACTTCTCCATAGTGTTTGCAATATCTGCAACGTGACGGTTAGCAGCGTCCTGAGTTGAACAGACATATAGAAGGAATCGCCTAGTAGCCTTGACTGCAATACGACTAGAGATAAGTTCCATAGTAGTGGACTTACCACCACCACGAAACCAACACTCAATAAGTGCAGGAGGTGGATTACCAGTCTCTATACCTTCAGCCCAGTCCCAAGCACGTATGTGATGTTTAGCAAGTGGAGCCGATGCAGCATGAGGAGCATAACGCTTTAACCACTTAGAGTATTCTAATTCGTGTCCTTCAATAGGATGAGCAACTGAACCAAACTCACTTCCATCTATGTTCTCATCAAACTTTTCTTGCATTGCTTCAAGCAACGCTACAGTCAATGGCTTATTCGGACGGACGAACTTCCTCAACGCCTTCGGAGTAAGTCTCGTATTCACCTGACTCTTCTGTGCCATCAATTACCTCAGCATCAATAATCATGTCATCAATCGTGTGTTGATAAACAGCGAGCAATTTACCTACACCAGCCTTGATACCTTGTAACTCCTCCGCATTACTGACGTTGTCCTGAATGATTTTAACCATCTGCATTACAAGACTAAATGCTTGGTCCACCTCAAGAGTATAGGCTTTCTGATGAAGTAAGCGTTGCTCTGTCTCAACAATAGACGTTCTTTTCTCAATGAGTTCAATAACATCTTTGGCAGCTGCAAACTCAGTCATTACATTTTCTAAGGCTCTGCCCATTTCAGCGAACACTTCCCAGAAATCATCTGAGTACTTCTTCTCACAACACGTTCTGTATATCTCTTGTATCTTTTTGTACTGGTCAATACTTACGCCTTCAGCCGCAGCCTCAGCCCTAGTATCAAGAAGTGCAGTTATATAAGCAGCATCATCTCGAAGTGACCACAACTCAGGGTCTTCACGCAGTTCATCAATACGACCTAGTAACCTTGAACCTACGTTCCTAAACCGACCTGATGCGTTTATACTTTTAACGCCTGTCTGAAAATTAAGGGTATTAGTATTTGCTACTGCTGGTACTCCGCCGTGGCGTAAACAAAAGTTGGAGTTCTTAATTGCAAAGTTTTTACATAAGTAATTGAGCTTACCTTTAGTAATCTCTGCTTCACATAATTTGACCAAGCCACCATTACGTGTCTTATAACGAACACCATCTTTTTCCGTAATGGGGTCATCAGCCTCAGTTTTTGAACCGAAGCCTGGATAGTATCTGAACTTAGCCAATGTTTTTACTTAGTACCTTTGACAGTGTATACTCACTGTATGTCAGATATATCAGTACCAGACCATTATCGCAAAGGAACAATCCAACCAGTTGAAGCGATTAGGGACTGGGAACTAGGATTTGCCCTTGGAAATGTAGTCAAGTACGTATCTCGTGCTGGCAAAAAAGAAAGTGCCAATCGTCAAGATGACTTGATGAAGGCACTCTGGTATTTAGTTTATGAACTGAACAGTGGAGACGTTGAGTCTACTGATGAGTTCCTAAAGATTTATCAGGAAAAACCATAACCAAAACTTTGACCTACAGGTGTCTTAGGTTCTTCTTATTTACTCATTTTAGGCGCAGCAGGATTAAATACGTTTTGCGTTTGAACCCACTGCTTAAATCCACGACGAACAAGTTGTTGGTCTTCTGGCTTTAGTTTCCTAAACTCTTCTGAGCCTGAAAGAAGCCTCATGTATTCTGATGGGTCTTTCAATCCAGTATTTTTGGTTCTTTGAACCATATCTACTGCATATCCAAGTGCTTGACCCGCATCAGTATTTTGATTCTGCTTCAAATAATTTAATGACTCAGTATCTCCTGTTTGATTCGCCTTTTTCATAACAACGGCTTTATCAGTATTACCCATACCAACAGTCATACCTTGCTTCATTTTAATTTGATTAGTTGAAGCATATGGATTTACCTCAAATTGAGGTCCACCAGATGGACCAGTTAATCCACTTTCCTGCAAATCACGATATATCCCTTTACCAAGAAATCTATCTTTTTTAGGATATCTATCTCCAGTCATTCCCTGCTTCATTTTTGCAGTTCGTACTGGAGCGGATGATATAGGTCTTCCTTCTTTTCTAGCCTTAGTTTGTTCTTGAGCAAGACGATATGCATCTTCTTCACTCATAGTAGATTTTTGTTGCCTAGGCATTTGAATAGGACTAGGAGGTATAGGTCGACCTTCTCTCCTAGCCTTACTTTGCTCTTGAGCAAGACGATACGCTTGCTCTTCTGTTAATCCCGACTGTGGCATTATTTCTTCTTGCCCTTCATCATAAAGGCTGGCATCTTCTTACCACCCTTTTTCATATCAGCTTTCTCAGCATTCATAGGCATCTTGTCTTTTGCGGACTCAACACCCATCATCTTCGACATCGACATCTTTCCCTTAGGATAAGGCATACCCATTGGCATAATTATTTTCCTTTTTTCCCAACACCCATAGCCATAGACATTACAGATTGACCTGCATAACTAGGGTACTTAAGTGAACTTTTTGCTTGAGTCGTATACTTACCGTATTTATTTCCCTCAAGATTTTTAATGACAGCTTGTGCGTTTTCTCTTGCAGCCTTTACACCACGCTGACGAATAGGTATTTCATCAGCTGATTCTTTACGTGCCATAAAATTAGCCATATTCTCACGAACATTTTTTGATAATGGCTTTACATCTTTAGATGACTCATACGTGCTAACTAAATTATTAGCTGCATCAACATATCTAGCACCAGCTCGTTGACCGAGCATATCTGCTTTATATTCACCTTCTTCACCCTTGCCGATTTTACCTAGCTTTTCTTTTTTAACATATGAATCATTATTACCAGCACTTCCTTGAAGTGCAGTTGTTCCATACTTATTACTGTTAGTTTTAACTTGTGCTTTAACCACAGTTACTTCCCCTTCTTATAAATGGCAGTAGCCTTAGCTTCCTGCGCTCGACTTGGTTTGATTACCAACTTACCCTCAGCATTAGAATGTTCTGCGTACTCAGCTTCCATTGCTTGTCGCATAGTCGGGCGATTGCCTAACTTATGCTCACGTTGCTCCATTTTCAGAAGCTCCGTTTTGGTAGGTGCTTTCTTGAGATTATGTTCCTTTGTTTCTACGGTCATCAAAGTACCCATAGAAAGATGGTTCATATGTTTGTTCATCTCATTCAGCATTTACTTAGCCTTCCCTAATACTTTCTTCAGTCTAGGATTCTTAGCCTTAGCAGCAGGACTTGCCTTACGTGCAGAAGTTGCAAGGATAGCACCAGCACTATCCATAGAGATACCTTGCTTCTTTGCAATCTCTGCTTGTACTACTTTGAATCCACGATGCGCTTTAGTTTTCATCATTATCTCACTAACAATTCCAAGCCCGTAAAGACTTATTGATTCTACTGTTAGGGTCTTTTGCAGTCTTAGGGGATGTATTCTTGGCTCGCATACCTTCCATCCTAGAACAGAATGACTTACGGCGAGCAGCATCTTTAGGTGTCTTAGGATTAGGTGCTGGCGGTTTAAGGTTAGCACCAGTAGTCTTCTTGAAATGCGCTCTACCAGCAGCGTTCAATCCACCCTTAGGATTTTGGTATTTCTTGACAACGCCCATAAAACGATTGTAACGTATATCCCTAATATTACATACCTGATATTATTGTCATATGGCACAGAAATTAATCACTTCAACTGATGACCCTTTGTACATCAATGCAATCGTACACCTAGCTAATCTCCTTGATGAACGCACCTTTGGAACACCTATGGGAGTATCCCCTAAGTGGAAAGAGAAGTTTACTGGGAAGCAATATTGCGAAGAAGGCTGCATTAATGGACGTTGTCCAGGTCACAGTCTAATCTGTAATCTAGGGACTATCACCAAGCATCCAACATATAGTTTCTTTGTATTCCACCGGGAAGAATACTCGAATGGAAAGAACAATAGCGTCATCTACTTCTATGAAGATGAGGCAAAGGCTGAAACTCAGTTCAATACCCTAAAGCGGAGAGCAAGGGATGTTTGACAAGTTAACCAAACGTGAGCTTGACATCCTTCACTTGATTGCCATAGATAGGCTAACCGTCAATCAAGTTGGAGAGAAGTTACTCATCTCTAAAAGGACAGTGCATTTCCATTTACAAAACGTATACAAGAAGTGCA